CCCGCCACCGTCACCCTCGACCTGACCCCGTTCCGGGCCGTCGGGGAAGCCCTCGCCGCCCTGGCCGCAATCGCCAACCAATCCCTCACCCAGGTCGGTCGCGCCCTCACCCTCGGCCAGAACGCTCTCGCTCTCGCGTTCCCCTCCGCGTACAGGGAAGCGGTGGCCGAGGCCCAGGCCCGGCAGGAGAAGGCACTCAGGGAGTCCATGGCGACCTTCACCAAGGACCCGACCCCATGACGGTCCAGCGATGCGGAGCCACCACCCGCGCTGGGGACGCCTGCACCCAATCAGCAGGGTGGGGCACCGACCATGCAGGGTTCGGGCGGTGCAAGCTCCACGGCGGATCGAGCCCGGGAGGCAGGAAGCAGGGCCAGCGGATGGCCCTTGAGGAAGCGGTCCAGGCTCTCGGTATCCCGGTCGACCACGACCCCGTCGAGGGGCTGCTGTCGGAGCTGGCGCAGACGATGGGTGAGCTGGTGTGGCTGCGGGACCTGATCCGAGCCAAGTACGGCGGCGTCGATGAGGGCCCCGGGATGGACGGCATGTTCTACGGGGTCCGCTCCTACCGGGTGCAGGCCTCCGAGGAGCACGGCACCACGGAGACCACGGAGCGGGGCCCGGGCCTGCCTGAGGAGTTGAAGACGTACGAGCGGTGGAAGCGCGCCTACCGCGAGCTGGTAACCGTTGCCTTGGCGCACGGCATCGCGGAGAGGCAGATCGAGGTCGCGGAGCGGGAGGCGGAGACCCTCGGCCAGCTCGTCGCTGCCGCGTTGGATGCGGCTGGGGTGGAGGGCCCGGCCCGTGCCCTCGCGATCGGTGCAGCCCGGGACCGGTTCACGGCCCTCCATGGGCGGAGCGCCTGATGGCTGGGGTCCACGTGGTGACGGCCTGCCACGTCTGCGGCCACGACCACCTCGACGGTGGATGCCGGTGCGGGTGCCCCGCCCATGTGCCGCCGGGGACGCTGGTCGCGCACGGCATGGACTTGCGGGCCGCTGTCGTGGATCTGCTGCTGGCCATGGCGAGCGGTGCCCTGACTGCGGTGGCGTGGTGGCGGCGGTCGGGGTGGCATCGGTGCCGGCGGGCTGTGAAGTGGGTGGGCCTGGGGGTCGAGCTCGCTGGCGCCCTGGCGTGGGACTTCCTCCGCGCCTACTGGGGGCTGCTGCTGGTCGCGGTGATCCTGGTCGACTTCGTGGTGGTGGCGTGGGCGATGTGGCCGTGACCGCCCTCGACGTCCGGCGCCTCGCCGCGTTCGACCGTGGCGCCGGGCTGCAGTCGACGCGGACCGGGTGGGCGGGGCCCCTGGACCTGCTGTGCGCCCTGGACCACCGCACGGTCCGCACCCCGGCCCTTGAGCTGGTTGACCAGCACTTCCGGTGGGCGGAGTCGACACCTGACGCCCGGCTGATGGTGTTCGTTGCGCCCCAGGAGGGTAAGAGCAGTGCGGTGACGCGGGCGGGGAGCGTGTTCCTTCTGCACCGTGACCCGACCCGCAGGGTCGCGATCGCGTCCTACGCTGACCGTCTAGCACGCCGGTGGGGTCGCCGGGTCCGCAACGACATCACCGCGAACTCGGGCGGCCGGGGCGCCCTCGACCTGGGGTTGCGGCTGGCCCCCGACCAGCGGGCAGCGGACGAGTGGGAGCTAACCACGGGCGGTGGGGTCTACACCGCCGGCATCGGCGGGTCGTTGACGGGCCGCCCCGTCGACTGCCTCCTCATCGACGACCCGGTGAAGGACCGGAAGGCCGCCGACTCCGACGTGGCACGCGACGACGCATGGGACTGGTGGGAGGGCACCGCGTCGTCCCGTCTCGCCCCGGGCGCACCGGTGATCCTGGTGATGTGTATGACAGGCGACACCCCCGTTCTGCGTCCTGATGGAACCGAGACGCAATTAAGGGATATCCGGCCGGACGATGCCATCGCGACCTACGAGAGGGGAGCCCTGACGACTGCCCGAGTCATCAACTGGGCGAGCCAAGGACCCGATGCCATCTTCGCGATTAGGATGAAATCAGGACGAGTGGTCAAGGCCAACGCCCGGCACCCGTTCCTGACCATCAATAGTGAGGGGCGCGAGGAATGGGTACGAACGGACGCACTGCGACCGAACGACAGGGTGATGTGCGTTGGGGAACCTACCGAGACGCCCCCTGTTCCACTGATGGATGCGACGAGCCTGCACGCTGCAAGGGCAGGTGCATGCCTCACTACAACAAGCACCGATGGGCAGCCGGTCACCGTCCCCCCTCGCTTACCCCTGAAAACCGCCGGGCGATACGTCTACGTGGCCGGTATGGAATCAGCCCAGATGAGTTCGACCGACTCGCCGCTGAGCAGGGAGGGCGGTGCGCAGTTTGTCGGCGAGCCCCGGACGAGGCGAACCAACCTAAGCACTGGACCGACGTCCTCTGCGTCGACCACGACCACGACACCGGGGAGGTGCGCGGCCTGCTCTGCAATGACTGCAACGTCATCGCAGGAAGGGCCGTCACCCCTGAACAGCTCCGCGCCCTCGCCGACTACCTACAAGCTCGGAGTCGATGAGATCGAGTCGGTAACCCCGGCGGGAGTCGAAGATGTGTATGACCTCCAAGTGGAGGGCACGGAAAACTTCATCGCCAATGGGTTGGTGAGCCACAACACTCGCTGGCACCACGATGACCTCGCGGGCCGGCTCCTCGCCCACCCGGACGGCGCCCAGTGGCGGGTCCTGCACATCCCCGCTCAAGCTGACCCTGACCTCGTGGACCCTGACCCGCTGGGCCGTGCCCCGGGTGAGTTCATGCGGTCCGCTCGGGGCCGTTCCTTGGAGCAGTGGCAGATGCGGAAGGCGACCGCCGGCGACGAGTGGGTGCCCCTGTACCAGGGTGCTCCCGCCGCGCCGGGCGGGACCGTGTTCGACACGGAGAAGCTCCGCTACTGGACGATGTCCCGGGACCGGACCGAGATCGTGTGCGGGCCCCGGTCGTGGCAGATCCGGGACCTGTACCGGTTCGTGACCGTCGACACCGCCACCTCCACCAAGTCGAGCGCGGACTTCACCGTCGCGTCGTGCTGGGGTGTGGCACCCGACTCCAGCCTGGCGCTCCTCGACATGCGCCGGGACCGGGTCACCGAGCAACACCAGATCGACCTCGCCCGGCCCCTGGTGGAGCGGTGGTCACCGGAGTGCACGTACATCGAGTCGTCGCTGCGGGGGACGCTGCTGGCCCGGGAGGCCGTCGCGGAGGGCTGGGTCCTGGACGACCTCATCGCCGACAAGTCGAAGACGCTGCGGGCCGCGCCCGCCGCTCGGCGGGTCAGGCTCGGGATGGTGTGGTTGCCGGCGGAGGAGCTCGGGGAGCTGCTGCCGGTGGTGGTGAAGGAGCTGAAGGAGTTCCCGAACGGCCGCCACGACGACACCGTCGATAACCTCGCCTACGCGGTGCTGGTCGCGTTCCAGCGGTTCGTCCCGGAGGGCGTGGGCCGTGACCCGGTGGGCCGGGCACCAGCACCGGCGGACCCGTATGCTGCCGCCCTGCCCGGGGCTGGGGTCGATTACTCTCGACAGGTCTGGTGACCCCCCAACGCAGCACCAGGCCTGGGCGGCCCCCGTTCGTGATTCCGTGGCGGGGGCCCCTTGATGTCCCGATGTCCCGATCTTCCGGACTCGGGTGGCGGTCCAGACGGGGGACGCTACCGTGGGTGGACTGCCTACCACGCCTAGCGAGGAATCCCCGTGACGTTGCAGCCTTCTGAGCCGATGCCCGCCGGCTGGTACCCGGACCGTGCCGGGGTGACCCGCTACTGGGACGGCACCAACTGGACCGACCACACTGCCCCCGCTGCTGCTGCGCCACCGCCGACGGTGGTCCCCGCCGCACCGGTCGGATATGCACCTCCCCGGGAGACGGTCACGTTCACCCGTCGCCGCGTCAACCACGTCCTCCACGGGGTCCTGACCCTGCTCACCGCCGGCCTGTGGTCACCGATCTGGCTGCTCGCGGTCCTGCGGGCCCGCCGGTCCCGGAACGAGGTCGTCACCCAGTACCGGTGACCCCAGGCGCGCCGCCGGTGCGCTGATCCGCCCCCAGCGCGCGCTACCGGTGCCATCATGTGCGTGGGGTCGAGGCGTCCAACGACGCCCCGGGAGAATGAGTGCCCGCCACTGACGCCCCGACCAGGGCCAAGGGCTCAATCAGCAGCGGCCACACCCTGACCGGGTGGGGCTCCAACGTCGACGACGGCACCGAGATCGTCCCGGACCTCGCGTGGCCTGTCTCCGTCCAGACCTACGCACGGATGCGGCACGACCCGACCATTACCTCGGTCCTCGCCGCGTACATCCACCCGATCGTGCGGGCCCGCTGGTCCATCGACCCGCGTGGCGCGTCCGACGCGATGGTGAAGGTGTGCGCTGACTCCCTGGGCCTGCCGGTCCTCGGTCAGCCCGCCGACCCGGGGCCGCTGCGGCGGCGGGGCGTGCAGTGGCGGGACCACATCCGCATGGCGGCGGCCACGGTCCTGACGTACGGGCACGCCCCCTTCAACCCCGTCTACGACGCATCGACCGGGCAGGCGGTCCTGGCGTCCCTCGGGGAGCGGCTCCCGCAGTCGATCCAGGGCATCGACACCGACGACGGCGGTGACCTGAAGTCGATCCGGCAGTACACGTTCGGGGACCACCTCGGGACCAGGATCGACGCGAAGGACCTGCTCTGGTATGTCCGGGAACGGGAAGGTGCCGCCTGGCAGGGGGTGTCGCTGCTGCGGCATGCGTTCGGGCCGTGGCTGATCAAGCAGGACCTGCTGCGGGTCCAGGGCACCACCCTGAACCGGTTCGGGTCCGCGACGCCCGTCATGGAACCGATCCCCGGGTTCCACCCCACGGACACCCAGATCGCGCAGGCCGAGGCGATCGCCCGGCAGGTCCGGGTCGGGCACTCTGCGGGGGCGGCGCTGCCGGGGTGGCGGCTGCGGCTCGTCGGTGTCGAGGGCACCCTCCCCGATGCCCTGCCCACCATCCACTACCTGGACCAGCAGATCGCCCGCGGGGCCCTCACGTCGGTGCTGGACCTCGCGAACACCGGGCACGGGAACCGCGCCCTGGGGACCGTGTTCGCTGACGTCCTCACGTTGGCGTTGGAGTCGTTCGCGGAGCAGCTCGCCGAGACCGCGACCGGCCTATGTGTCCGCCTCACCGACTTCAACGAAGGTGAGGGCGCCAACTCTCCCGCCGTGCACGTCGACATGTCGGTGTCGCGGGCAGCGATCGCGCAGACCATCGCGGCCATGGTCGCGACGGGTGCCCTGACGATGGACGACGACCTGCAGGCGTGGCTACGGGACGCCATGGACTTGCCGGCCCCGAAGCCCACCGCCCCCGACCCGGCACCAGTGCCAGCTCCAGCACCGGCGGTGACCGCTGAGGCGAAGCGCCGCGACGTCGCCGAGACCATCCAGAAGGTGTACCTGGGTGTCGACACGGTCGTGACCTCCGACGAGGCCCGGGAGATCGTGAACGCTGCGGGCGCCTCCCTGGTGGTCCCGGGCCCCGACTTCAGCAAGCCGGCCCCCACCCCGCCGGTGCCGGGGGCACCCACCGACCCGGCCGCTGTTCCCGCCGTCCCGCCGGTCCCGGTTGCTGCCCGGAAGGTCGCCGCCGGCGACTGGCCGTACCGGCGTGCCCTCACTGCAGCCGAAGAGTCCGCCGGGTACGACCCCGCCGCCCTCGACCGGGCCCAGGGCACCGCTCTCGACGCGCTGCTCCTCGCGTGGGGTGGCATCACCACGGCGTGGATCGCGGCCCTGAAGGACCAGGTCACCGCCGCTGCCGGTGACCCCGCCGCCCTCGCTGCACTGACCGTCGACACCACCGACGCCGCGGACCTCCTCGCGGTCGCCATGTCCGAGGCCGCCGACGCGGGTGCTGTCGCTGCCGCCGCTGAGGCCGCCCACCAGGGGGTCACCGCACCTGACCCGACCCCTGACCCCGCCACGATCAGTGTGATGGCAGCCGCCGTGACCACCGTGATGGGGGCCTCGTTCGCTGCTGCCGCCGCCCGGGAAGCGGTCCGCCTCGTCGGGTCCGCTGGTGTCGCGGCAGTCGACCTCGCTGACCGGGTCGCGTCGTTCCTGGTCGACCTGTCCGGGACCTACGCCCAGGACGTCCTCGGTGGCGCTGTCGCTGACGCGATCAGTGCGGGCCGGGCCTGGGTGTTCCGGGCCATCGACCGGGTCGCGACGTTCCACGCCTCAGAGATCCGGGACTCCTCGACATGCGAGAACTGCGCCGCGATCGACGGCACCACCTACGACTCCCTTGAGACGGCCCTGGCCGAGTACCCCCACGGCCAGTACCGGGCGTGCCTGGGCCGGGAACGGTGCCGAGGCACCCTCGTCGCGGTGTGGGGCCTGTCGTGAGGCGGTTCCAGCTCGCCCGCTACACCGACGTGACCGGGGTGTCGGGGACCGGGATCGTCTGTGAGGGCGTCCAGTTCAGCGACGGCAGGGTCGCGACCAGGTGGCTGCCGCCGGCTGGTGGCCCGGCCCAGACGTGCGTGTGGGACCGCGTCGAAGACGTCGACGTCGTCCACGGCCACCACGGCGCCACCTACATCGAATGGATCGACTGATGCCCGCTGCACTGGTGACCTTGCCGGCGGTGCCGATCGCTCAGGTCGGGGTGTGGGCGACGTCGACAGGGGTGTGGAACTGCACCGCCGAGCAGCTCGCCGCCGCTGTCGCCGCCCAGTCCGACCCGGCGTTCCGGACCCCCATCCTGAAGATCGGGCACACCGACCCGAGGTTCACCGACGGCCAGATCCTCGGCGACGGGGAACCCGCGATCGGGCGAATGGAGAACCTGCGCCTGACCGATGCCGGGCAGACCCTCGTCGCGGACTTCGTCGGGGTCCCCGCCTGGCTCGCCGAGATCATGGCGTCCGCCTACCCGTCACGGTCCGTCGAGGCGATGGAAGACGTCACGTCGCCGTCCGGGACGACCTACGCCCTCGTCGTCACCGGGTGCGCGCTCCTCGGGGTCCAGCCCCCAGCGATCGAGTCCCTCGGCGACATCGCTGACCTGTACGGCCAGAACCGCGACCTGACCGCGTGGGTCGCTGCACGCCTACTCACCGCGTCCGCCCTCAACCAGGAGTCACCCATGCCACAGAAGATCCGCCGCCTCGGCACCGTCGTGGCGTCAGCGACCATCGACGAACTGATCGCCTCGTTCGAGGCGTGGGCCGAGACCCAGCCGCTGCTCGGGGGTGACTCGTGGGTCCGGGACGTCAACACCGACTCCCTGGTCGCCACCGTGTGGCGAGGAGACGACTGCACGTACTGGCGGGTCGCGTGGACCGAGACCGACGGGACCTGCACGTTCGGTCCCCCCGAACAGGTCCGGCCCACCTACGAACCGGTGCCCGCCGCGACCGCCACGGCCGCGTCAGCCATGCCCGACACGCCCACCCCCAATGGTGGTGTTCTCACCTCACAGTGGTCAGCGATCCATGTACGATCCCCTCGGGGTCGAGGCACCGCTGCATCCACCGCAACCCGCGAGGAGCTACGAGTGCCCATCCCCACCGCTCTCGCTGAGCGGCTGGGCGTCTCGGCTGACGCAGACGACGACGCGGTGCTCTCCGCGCTCGACGCCAAGTTGGCCACGACCCAGTCAGCCGGCCCCGGAGACGAAGACACCGACGACAAGAGCGAGACCGAGGAGACCGGCGACGTCGAGGCCCTCGTGGCCGCCGCCGTGGAACGGGCGACGAAGCCGCTGCTCGCATCGATCGCCTCGAACACCACCGAGCTCGCCGTCCTGAAGGCCGAGAAGGTCGCGAAGGCCCGTGAGGCCCTCATCGGTGGCGCCATCGCCGCCGGGAAGATCAGGCCCGCCGACCGGACCAAGTTCGAGGCCCAGTACGACAAGGCCCCCGAGGTCGTCGAGGCCCTCCTGGGGACCATCGCCGCGGGTTCCGCGGTCCCGGTCACCGCGTCCGGGTACACCGGCGGCGGCGACGGCACCGTCGACGGTCTCAGTCCCGAGGACGCGGCCCTGCTCGACGCGCTCGGCATCGGCGAGAAGGCGAGGGCCTGAGTCATGGGTGACTACACCGAGACCCACTCCCCGGGCGCGCACGTCACGTACACCGCCTCGGGCGCCATCACCGGTGGCCAGGTCGTCGCACTCGTGAGTGCTGGCACCGTGGCCACCGCCGCGGGTACCGCCCTGGAGCCGATCGTGGGCGTTGCCTGCCACGACCAGGTCGCCGGGCAGAAGGTCACCGTCGCTCGCGGCGGCGTCCAGCGCCCCATCGCTGCCGGTGTCATCGCCGCCGGCGCCTACGTCAAGTCGGCTGCCGCCGGTCAGGTGACCACGTTCGTCACTGGTACCGACAACCCTGTCTCGTGCCTTGGGGTCGCCATCGAGGCAGGCACGGCCAGCAACCCGATGAAGATCGAGTGGAGGGCCTGACCCCATGCCTCTGACCTACCCCCCTCTCGCGCCGACCCTGTCGGGCGATACCCTCACCATCAGCCGGTTCTTGAACAACCCGGCCCTGGTGCAGCGCAGGCTCCGGACCCTCGCCGAGCAGATGTACGTCGCTGACGTCCTCCTGACCGGCCGGGTCGAGGCCACGGGCGGTGCGATCGCCTACGGCATCTCGGAGTCCATCTACACCGACCGTGCCCCCGAGGCCGTCAACCCGGGCGCGGAGTACCCCCGCGCTCTGGCCGGCACCCCGGCGGCCGCGATGGTCACCACCAGCAAGTGGGGCCAGGACGTCCGGGTCACGGACGAGGAGATCGGCCGCACCAACATGCAGGCCGTGAACCGGGCCATGCTGAAGGTCGTCAACCGGAACGTCGACCTCGTCGACGGCATCGCGTTGACCGCGATCAGTGCGGCCGTCACCCAGACCCAGGCCGCCGCGTTCGCGTGGTCGTCCGGGTCGGCGGACCCGTTCCTGGACGTCGAGCTCGCCAAGGCGCAGGTGTTCGACCTGGCGCAGGGCTACGACCCGGACACCATCGTGCTGACCAGCACCCTGTATGCCCGGCTCGTCGCCAACCAGAAGGTCATGGCCGGTCTGGCCCGTGAGTCGTCGAACACGGTCACCACGACCGGTGAGATCAAGATCCTGGCGAACCTCGCGGTCCGTCCGGTGCCCGCGGCCCGGATGCCCGGCGGTATGACCGTCTGCATCCTCGACTCCGCGCAGCTCGGCGCCATCGGCTACGAGCGGATCCCATCCCCGGAGTATTCCGGTGACCCGGCCAACGGGCTTGAGTCGTTCACGCGACGCGACCCGGACGCCAACGACTCGTGGCTGATCCGTGGCCGCCGGCCGATCGCACCGTTCGTGCAGGAACCCGCCTGCGCCGTCAAGATCACGGGAGCGTGAGCGTGGCGACCACGACCAAGCCCGCGGCCCAGCCGGACGACGTGCAGGTGGCCCCGGCCCCTGCCCCGTCGTTCATGGTGCTGTGGCCGAAGGTGTCCATCCAGGCCCCGGAAGGGTCCGGCGACACCGTCACCGGCCCGGACGGTCAGGTGTGGGACGTCAAGGACGGGTTCATCGTCCCGACCGTCGGTGCCCGCGTGGACTCCTCGATCGCACCGGACGAGCACCTCGCTCGGCTGGTGACTCTCGGCGCCCTGAAGGGCCTCTGAGTACGACCCCAACCACACGTCGACTGACCGGGCTCCTCGGTCCCGGACCCTGCCATCAACGGCCTCGACCCCAACCTTGGTCCAACCGGTAGGGGACGGGTCCAGGGGCCCGGTCAGTCGACAACCCGCACCACACGATGATTCTCGGGAGAGGACAGGGCTTGTGCCCCTCAACGCGGTAGGCCAGAACGAGGCCCTGAAGTCGGGCACCGGTGGTGGTGTCTCCGGAGTCGTCACCCACATCTGCCTCTTCACCGCGTCAGACCCGGGGACGGGCACCAACTTCACGGGCACCGAGGCCACCGGCGGCGCACCGGCTTACGCCCGGCAGGCCGTCACGTGGGGTACCGCCGCCGCGGGCCAGCTCACCAACTCGAACGCCCTGACGTTCGACGTCCCCGCCGGGTCCTACGCGTTCTTCGGGCTGATGACCGCCTCGACCGGCAACACGGGCAACTACCGCGGGTACCTGCCGTTCGGTGGCGCCACCAAGGGCTTCGGGACCGTCGACTCCGCGGGTGTCACCTCGAACAACATCCAGTCCGCCGCCCACGGGTACGCCAACGCCGACCGGGTCATCGTCTACAACGTGTTCGCGGAGTCCCTCCCGGCGGGCCTGACCGAGGGCACCATCTACTTCGTGGTGGGTGCCACCACCGACACGTTCCAGGTGTCTCTCACCAGTGGTGGCGCGGCTGTCGACATCACCGGTATCGGGGAACTGTTCCACCAGAAGACCCAGGTCGAGGTGTATGCGGGGCAGGGACAGGTCACCGTCGCTGCAGGAGCCCTGGTCCTCGACGCGACCGCAATGTAGTCAGCTCCCCCGACTAACCGTGAGGGGGTGACCCGTGGCGTTCGACCCTGTCGTCAACCTCGCCGCGTCGACCGTCGCGACCGCGCCGTCCCCGGCCACGTCCGGGACGTCGCTCACGCTTGCCGTGGGCACCGGAGCGAACTTCCCTGCCACCTCGGGTGGCGCCTACGACATCACCATCGGACCCGCCGCCGCGCTCTGGACGAAAGCCAACTCGGAGATCCTGCGGGTCACGAACCTGACCGGCGACGTCATGACCGTGACCCGCGCCACGAGAGGCACCACAGCCCGGACCATCATCGTCGGGGACGTCGTCGTCGCGACGGTCACCGCGGACATCCTCACCGCAATGCAGGCCGCTCTCGTCCCCGGCGGCACCGACGGGCAGGTGCAGTACAACTCGGCCGGCGCTCATGCGGGGGCAGCGAACGCCCTCATCGAGGCTGGCACGCTGCGGCTCCCCGCGATCGCTACCCCGGCCGCGCCCGCGGCGGGTGGGGTGAAACTGTTCGGGCGGGACGTCGGCGGCCGGATCCTCCCAGCCATCGTGGGCCCGTCCGGGCTGGACACGTCGCTGCAGCCTCTGCTGGCCCGGAACAAGGTCGCGTGGGCAACCCCCATCGGGGGGACGGCGACGCTGTCCGCGCAGGGCATCGCCCTCACCGCCACAGGGACGGCGACTGCCGCGGCGGTCGCGGTCACGAACCTGCACACGTCGATGCAGCGCCTCGATTACCTCGTCACCGTCGCGGCGACCACCGCCGTCGCGGGATTCCGGGGCTCCGCGAACACCTTTTGGCGGGGCAACGCCGCCGGCCTCGGCGGGTTCATGTTCGTGTGCCGGTTCTCCCCGGCGACCGGTGGCACGGTCGCGACGTCGCGGTGCTTCGTCGGGCTCAGCATCAGCACCGCCGCCCCCACCGACGTCGAGCCGGCGACTCTGGCCAACCTGGTGGGGTGCGGGTTCGGTGCCGCCGACGCCCAGTGGCAGCTCTACCACGCCGACGCAACGAACGTCGCTGTCCCCTGCGGGGCATCGTTCCCGGTCCCCACCACTGACCGGCCCGGCGTGTGGGAGCTGGTGATGTTCTGCCCCCCGAACGGGTCGAGCATCCAGATCACCCTCAACGACCTGGTGTCCGGGGCAACCTTCACCGGCACCTACTCGACGAACATCCCGAACAACGCGTCCCACATCATGAGCCCCCGCGGCTACTTCTCCGTCGGCGGCACATCCTCCGTGGTCGGATTCACCCTGTTCTCGCTCTACATCGAGTCGGACTCCTAGCCCGTCATGGCGGTCATGTCGGGCGCCCTCGGCACCGCCGCCCTGGGGACCGCGCCCCTGGGTGGGCAGCCCGTCGCGGCGAGCGGGGTCGACTCCCGGGCAGTCACCGGCCGGGTCACCCTCGGGGTCAGCGGGACAGCGGCCGCCGTCAAGAAGCGGGCCGTCACCGCCACCACCACAGTCGGTGTCGCGGCCTCCGCCCGGCGCGCCGCACCCGAGCTGGTCCCCGGCCTCGGCCTGTGGTTCAACGCCGAGACCCTCACCAACTCGGTGGGGAACGGGAACCCGATCGGGTCATGGCCTGACCTGTCGCCGTCCGGGCTCACCGTCACCGGGACCGGGACCGCCCGCCCAACCCTGGTCACCGGGGCCCTGAACGGGCTTCCCGTCGCCCGGTTCGACGGGAACGACGCCCTCTCGAACGCGGCATCGATGACCGCGACCGGGACGTCCGGGTGGACCATTTTCGTCGTCGGGAAGCTCACGTCCGCCGTGAACGCGTGGGCAGTGTTCGACGGCAACACGAACGGTTTCGCGGTCGGGACGAACGCGGCCGGCACGAACCGGGAGCTGCTGCTGCGCGGGCAGGCCGACGTCGTCGGCTCCGCGTACACCCTCGGAACCGCGGAGGTGTGGACGGGGAAGCGGACGACCGGGGGGACGTCGACCCTGCAGGTCAACGGGACCACGGACGCCACCAGCTCGGCTGGCTACTCGAACGCCTCCGGTGGCCTCGTCGTCGGCGCCTACGAGACCGCGGCCGCGTCGTTCTGGATCGGCGACATCGCCGAGATCGTCGGGTACCCGCGGGAGCTGACGCAGTCCGAGATCGACCAGATCCACGGGTATCTCGGTGCCCGGTACGGGATCACGATGGCGGCGACAGGTCGCCCAGTCACGGCCACCCTCACCATCGGGATGGCCGGGTCTGGGGTGGCCCGGAAAGTCGTCGCGAAGACCGCTGCGGTGACGGTCGGCGTGGCCGGATCTGGTGCGGCCCGGAAGGTCATCGTCGGGGCCGGGGCGCTGCGGGTCGGGGTCGCCGCCTACGCGGCTGTCCGGAAGGCCGTCGCCCAGTCCGGGACTCTGCCGGTCGGGGTTGCGTTGTCCGGGGCGCTCGTCAAGAAGGCCCCCGTCGTGGGCGCCGTGACGGTCGGGGTCGCGTCCTCGGGCTCGCCGCGTCGGGTTGCGTCCGTCGTCGGCCGTGCCACGGTCGGTGTCGCGGGGTCGGTTGCTGCCCGGAGGGTCGCACCGGTCACCGCGGTGGGGACGGTCGGGGTCGCTGGGCATGCGGTGCGGTCCTCGGCGAGGGCGGTCACGGCGACCCTCACTGTCGGCCTCGCGGGGTCGGGGGCGATGGTCCACCGTGCGGCGGTCACGGCGGCGGCGACGGTCGGGGTCGCGGGCGCCGCGGCGGTCGCGAAGCGGTCGACCGGGTCCGGGGCCGCCACCGTGGGGATCGCCGGTTCCGTCGCGGCCCGCCGGGTCGCTTCCGTCACCGCTACGGTCCGGGTCGGTCTCGCCGGGTCTGGGACGGCCCGGAAGTCAGTCGCGGCATCGAGCGCCGTCACTGTCGGCCTCGCGGGGTCGGGGGCGATGGTCCGTCGGGCCGTCGTCTCCGGGACCGCAGCCGTCGGTGTCGCGGCCTCCGGGGCTGCCGTGAGGCGGGTCGCCCAGGCCGGGGCGGTCACGGTCGGGGTCGCGTCGTCCGGGGCTGCGAGGAAGGTCCGCGCCGCCGCCGGTGTCACCACGGTGGGGGTCGCTGGGAGCGGGGCCGGGCGGAAGGTCGCCGCGGTCGCGGGTACTGCCGCTGTGGCCCTGGCCGGGTCCGCCGCCGTCGTGCACCGTGCCACCACCGGCGGGACCGTCGCGGTCGGCGTGGCCGGGTCGGGGGCTGCCCGGAAGGTCGTCGCCCAGGCAGGTGCCGTCACGGTCGGGATCGGGGCGTCAGGGTCGACGGGCCCTGCCCGGTCGGTCACGGCCAGGCTCACCGTCGGGATCGGCGGGTCGGGGGCTGTCGTGCGTCGTGCCGCCGTCACCGGGGCCGCCACGGTCGGCATCGCTGGGGCGGGAGCAACCCGGAAGAAGGCCGCCGTGGCCGCCTCGCTGGCCGTGGGCCTGTCCGGCGCGGCGGTGGTCCGGAAGACCGTCCCCGTCGCTGCCGCCGCCGTGGTGGGCCTCACGGCGCGCGCCACGTCCAGGAAGGTCACGGCCGGGTCGGGGACCGTGGCTGTCGGGGTGGCCGCCTCAGCGGTCCCGGGGCGCCGGGCAGCCGTCACGGCGGGGGCCACCGTCGGGGTCACCGGGCGGACGACCATGATCCGGGGGGCCCGGGTCATCGCCTCGACCCACGTCGGGCTCTGCGGTTGGGGTACCGCTGGACGCACAGCTCCCCCACCGTCCGGGTACGGAACCGCGACCAGCACCAGGCCGCCCAGGGTCGCGGGCCGACGCGGCGCGGGGACCGTGACCGGGACCAGCTCCGGGGTCGTGACCGTCCGGCGTGGCCGATCCAGCGTCGACGTGGCCCGGTACTCGACCACCCACACGATCACCTAGGAGACCCCTGTGTCGCTGCACAACGTCGGGGACGCCCCCCGCGTCAACTACCACCTCGTGGACCCCTCAACGGTTCCGCCGACGGAGATCGATGGGACGGTCACCGCGACCGTCGCGTTCAACGGTGCCGCCGCAGCATCCCTGCCCGTGACCCACGCCAGCCTCGGCCGCTACTACGTCACCCCGACCCTGCCCACCGAAGGTGACTACGTCGTCACGATCACCACGACGGCGCCCATCAATGACGTCGCGACTTACGCCCTCGCTGCACTCCCAGCCGGTGAACTCAGTCCCGCATGGGCGCCGGCCCTAGACGACGTCGCGGCCCATATCCCTTCTCGCACACGGGAAGTCGGCACGGACAACCTGTACACGGAGACCTTCACGGCGGACACCACCCCCACCTCGGACACCGTGTCGATCCTCATCGGGAAGGCCTGCGCGTGGGTCGCATCACAGGCCGGCCTGCCCGTCGTGACTGCCGCGTACCCGGCGTGCGCGGTGGCCGCGTCGCTGTGGGCGGCGTACTGGGTGGAGATCGGATTCCCCGAACGGGACGGTGACGTCGCTGTCTACGACCGGCTCCGCAAGGACGCCGAGGCCGCCACGAAGAACGCAGCGACCGTGAACCTCGCTGCGGGCGGCGGCGCCCAGCTCCCCTCCACCGACCCGACCGCGGGGATGGCACCGAAGGGCACGTTCCCCGACGCGCCGAGCTGGGCGGACCAGTCCTTCCACTTCTGACCCCGTCGCTACGATGAGCGCGGGGTCCGAGGCCATGACGAGAGGCACGCCCATGGCCAAGACCGCCACCGACGAAACCCCCGACGTCGCCGAGGACACCGAGACCGTCGAGGTCCCCGCCGCGACCATGGACTACGTCGCCTTGATCGAGGCGAACTACTCCCAGTACGTCTCGACGCGGCTCCTCACCGTCGACGGGGTCCCCGCGTTCGGTGCCGGGTCAGCCGTGAACGCCGACCATCCCCTCCTGGCCGGTTGGCTCGACGACGGTGGGGTCGTGGAACGGTAGTGGCCACCGTCCACGTCGACGAGGCGGCCCTGAAGGTGCTCGTCGCTTCCCCCGCCGGGGAGGTCGGCCGGTACATGGCCGCCGGTGGCGCCGCCGTCGCGTCCAGCGCGCAGCGCCGCGCCCCCGTCGACACCGGGCACCTGCAGTCCGTCATCGGCTGGCAGCTCGACTCCGACGGGGCCGGGCTCTACGTCGACGTGTTCTCCCCTGCCCAGGACGAGCGCGGGACCAGCTACGGGTACCTGCAAAATCTGCCCTACCTCAGCAACGGAGCGAAGACGACCCCACACCTAGTGCCCGCACTCGTCGACTGGCCTCAGCCGTGACCCGGTACGTCGACGGTCCCGGCGTCGCGAAGGCCCTCATCAACGGGACCGCCGGCCTCACCGGCAAGGGCGCGCCCCTGGCGAACGGGGTGGTCCTGTCCGAGGTCCGGTCCAGCTCGCAGGGCGCGATCGCGACCGTCGCGGAGATCCCGCCGCGGGTGACGTGGGACGCCTATGACGACGTCCGGCTCTCATTCACCGTGTCGTCCGTCGGGTCCGAGGAAGGCGCCCGCGGTCAGGCCGAGCTCGCGGCCCGGTCCCTGGCCGAGACCCTGCTGGGTTTGCAGAACGGGCCACCGGTGACGGTGACCACTCGCCGTGGTGATGTCGTCGTCGTCCGGACGACGCACTCGCTGGAGGGGCCGACCCTCGCGGGGGACATCCGGGGCCGGCTCACCTACCGGGTCGATGCGACGTTGCGGTGCCAGCCCCAGTGACACGACCCGTCCCTGTGGTCGGATCAGCCACCGTCACGGGGTGGGCTGCCCTACGATGACGGTCGGGGTCGAGGCAGCGTCCGTAGCGGATCGCCTCGACCCAGTCGCGTAGCGCGGCACCGGGGGCGGGGCATGACCTGAGAGGCCCCCCGTGCCTGCGATCACCGTCCCGAAGACCCGCATCCTCACCGACCCCGGTTACCTGTACAAGGCCCCGATCGGTTCGGTCCTGCCCGGTCAGCGCACCCAGACCATCACGAACAAGGCCCTCACCACCAACGTGGTGACCCTCACGACAGCCGCGACCCACTCGTTCGTGATCGGTGACTCCGTGACGGTGGCCCTGAGCCCCGCGGACCCGGTGTTCGACGGCACATACACCGTGACCGGTACCCCGACCGGTACGACCTTCACCTACGCGAAGACCAACGCGAACGTCACCTCGGCGGCGTCCGCTGGTTCGGTGTCTGCCGCCGCGGGTGGCCTGGTCGCCGGGTCGGTGTTCACCGACGCCTGGCCGGCCGCGTGGATCCCCGTCGGTGTGACCAAGGAAGGTCACACCCTGAAGTACAAGCCGAAGGTCGACTCCATCGAGGTCGCCGAGTACCTCGACCCGCTGCGCTGGGTGACCACCTCCCGCGAGATCAGCATCGAGTTCGAGATCGCCGAGTTCACCGCGAAGAACATGGCTCTCGCCCTGAACGGTGGCACCGTCTCGACCGTCTCCGGTACCGGCGCGACGCTGCTGTCCAAGCTGATCGCCCCCCAGACCGGCGCGGAGACCCGCACGATGATCGGCTGGGAGTCCAGCGACGCCACGGAGCGGTTCATCGGCTACCAGTGCCTGCAGGCCGGGGACGTCGAGGTCGCCCACAAGAAGGGCTCCGACAACGCCACCATCAAGGTCCAGTTCAACCTCGAGATCCCGGCGGCGGGTCAGCCGTTCGAGATGTACTACGCCGGTCTCGTCGCGGTCGGCTCCTGATGGGGGCCTCTCTGGGGGCGTTCGGTTCGGATCCTGACGGCACGGTCGAGGCGTCGACGTTCACCTTCCACGGTGAGACGTTCGAGGTCGCGGCCCGGATCTCCGCGCTGCCCATCATGCGGTTCGCGCACGAGACCCGGGTCTCGCAGGCGGAGTCACGCCGGGCGGGCCGTGACCGGGACAAGGCCCTGACCGAACATGGCCGGTCCGAGGCGATGGCCCGGGCGTCCGAGGCCGAGATGGCGATGCTGTCGGCGATGCACGTGTTCCTGCGGAACACGATCGGACCCGACCAGTGGGAACGTTTCGAGGCGGTCGCCGTCCAGTACGGGGACCCACCCGAGGAGATCCTCGCGATCTGTCAGGCGATCTACGCCAGCGTGATCGACCGCCCTACCTCGCGGCCTCCCGACTCATCGGGTGGGCCCTCGACGAGTGGGACTGGCTCAACGGGCGACTCCGTCTCTCCGGAGCCGGCACCTGGACCCACGACGTCTGCTGTTCCCCGCCCGGACCGGGCAGCGATCAACGGGCTGCTGGTGCCTGTCGGGTCCACCCCCTCTACCGGCTGACGGCCGCCGACGCGGTCTCGGTCATCCACGCAGTCCTCCTGGAGGGCCTCGACGGGGAAGGCCGGGATCGCGTGTGGGCGGCCCTACATCGCCCCGATGGCGTGACGGCTGAGCAGGAACAGGCCGACGCCGAGGAGCTCGTGAAGGGGATGTTCTGATGTCAGCCTCCCTCGCCGAGGCGTTCGTGAGGATCCGCGCTGAGGACGGTGGCCTGAAGGCTGACGTCGAGCGGATCGCCAGTGACGGCGCCGACGCAGGCGGCACGAAGGCCGGGGGTGTGTTCTCCCGGTCGTTCGGTGCGTCGCTGCGGGCTGGTGCGTCGACGGTGTTGCGGCAGGCCCTCGACAACGACGCTGCCGCGGCGGGGACGGCAGGTGGGGAGGCGGCGGGGTCGTCGTGGATCACGACGTTCCGGGGCCGGATCAACGATGTCGGGTCGACGCTGCGGACGTCGCTGGTGCCCTCCAGTGAGGCGGCCGGTCAGTCGGGTGGGCAGGCCGCCGAGGTCGGGTGGCTGTCGTCGTTCCGGTCGGGGCTGCTGTCGGGGGCGCAGGGCGCCATCCTCGGGGCTGTCGAGTCGGCGTCCGTCGCGGCCGGCCGCACAGGTGGGCAGGAGGCCGAGGTCGGGTGGTTGTCGTCGTTCCGGTCCGGGCTGATCTCTGGCGCGTCGGGGGTCCTCGCTGAGCTGGGGGTCGTGTCCCGGGAGGCGGGCGTCAAGGCGGGCGCCCAGTACGGGGCGGGGTTCAACTCGGCGGCCGGTGCAGCGACGAAGGCGGCGAAGGGTGAGACGGTCGTCGCCGCTGCTGCCGGTGGGAAGTCCGGCGCGAAGGATGGGAGCAAGGGCGGCGTCGGAGGCGCACTCGCTGGCGCGGCTGGTGTCCTCGGCCGGGTCGGGACCACTGCCGCAGGTCTCGGGGCCGGGTATGCGATCTGGGAGGGCGTCACCACCGCGCTGAAGACGTCGTCCGCGAACCAGCAGAACCTGATCTCGTTCGAGACGCTGCTGGGGTCGGGGTCGCAGGCGAAGTCGTTCTACGAGTCGCTGAAGGGGTTCGCTGCGACGACCCCGTTCGAGCTGCCCGGTGTGGTCACGGGGGCCCGGCAGCTCCTCGGGGTCAGGGCGTCCGCCCAGTCGGTGATCCCGACCCTGACGGCGATGGGTGACGCGACCGGTGCCCTGGGGTTGACGCAGGACAACTTCAACCACGCGATGCTCGCCGTCACCCAGTCGATGTCCGCCGGGAAGATCAACGCCGGGGACATGAACCAGATCGTGAATGCGGGGATCCCGATCTGGGGGCTCCTCGCTGAGGCCACCGGCAAGCCGGTCCCGGAGCTGCGGAAGCTGTCATCGCAGGGCAAGCTCATGTCCGCCGACGTCCTCCCGAAGCTGTTCGCGGTCATGGAGAAGAACTACGGCGGGGCGATGGGCAAGCAGGCCGTCACCCTCGCCGGGCAGTGGTCGACCCTGTCGGACACGTTCACGCAGGGCCTGGCCGGCGCGATCGAGCCGCTGATCCCCGCGCTGACGTCGGCGATGCCGGGCGCGATTTCCGTTGTGGGGTCCGCGATGACGGGTCTCGGGTCCGTGGTGACGGGGTCGATGTCGGCGTGGAGTGGCCTGTCGGCGTTCTTCGGGTCCGGTGGCGGCGGGTCCGGTTTCGTCGGGCAACTACAGTCCAGCGGCGCCGCGATCGGTACCGCGTTCGCTCCGGTCGTGGCGAAGCTGGCCACGTTCGGGTCGCAGATCGGCGCCACTCTCGGGCCGGCGTTCTCGAAGATCGGTGCCCTGATCACGGGGTCCCTGATCCCCGCGGTGGCGTCGCTGCTGGTTGCGTTGGCTCCGATCGTCTCCTGGCTGGTGTCGACCCTGGGCCCCGTCGTTCTGGCGGTGTGGAACTTCGTCGTCGCGACCTTCACCAACGCGATCTCCGTGATCTCCGGGCTGATCAGCATCATCGCCGGTGTCCTGTCCGGGAACTGGTCGCAGGTCTGGGACGGCCTGAAGACGGTGTTCTCCGCGCTGTGGAGCCAGCTCCTCGCGATCATCTCGGCGGGGGTAGCGGTCATCCCGGCACTGTTCTCCGGGCTGTGGACCATCATCACGGCGATCTTCTCGCGGCTCTGGTCGGGGATCGTCGCGGGAGCATCCGCCGCGTGGTCGGCGATCACGTCGGGGATCTCCTCCGCCTGGGGTGGGGTCACCGGCTACCTGTCCGGGGTATGGGCGGGCATCACTGCTGCCGTGTCCGGCTGGTGGTCCTCGGTCGTGTCGACGGTGGCCGGGTGGGGTTCCTCGATCGGCGCGATGTTCTCCTCGCTGTGGTCAGGGGCGAGCACGGCGACCAGCTCGGCGCTGCAGACGGTCATCACGACCCTGCAGGGCTGGTGGAACTCCGTCGTGGCGTTCTTCGCGCCCCTGACATCGTTCCTCGCCGCCGTTTTCGGGCCTCCGTTCGCGGCGATCTCGCAGATCGTGGGTGCCGCCCTCAACGGGGTGATGGCGATCCTGCAGGCGGCCGTGAACGGCTGGCTCACCATCTTCAACACCGTCGGGTCAGCGATCACGGCGGCGGTGTCCGCGGCATGGAACCTGGTCACGTCGGTGACGTCGACGGCATTCGCTGCGGTGAGCTCGGTGGTGTCGGCGGCCTGGAACGTGGTCAGCTCGGTGACGTCGGCGGCCCTCGCGGTCGTCTCGGGCTACGTCTCCGCAGGGATGGCTGCGGTCTCGGCGGTGTGGTCCGCGGCGTGGGCTGTGATCTCCTCCGCCGCATCGACCGCATGGGCGGCGATCACGTCGTTCGTGTCCGCTGGGATCGCCGCTGTCCAGGCGGTGGTGACGGCGGTCCTCGGGGCGATCGTCGCCTACTGGATCGTCCAGTGGAACATCGCCTCCACGCTGGTGTCGACGGCCTGGACCGCGATCCGCACCTTCATCACGAATGGGATCACCGCGATCTCCTCCGCGATCACGGCGTTCGTGTCGGCGATCCTGGCCCGGTGGGCAGCGTTCTGGGCGAACGTCGGGACCAGCACCACCTCCGGGATCAACGCCGTGGTGTCGTTCATCACCTCCGGGATCACCCGGTTCACGACCGCGATCGCCAACGGCATCACCACCGCCGTCGGGTTCTTCGCTGCCCTCGGTGGCCGGATCCTGTCCGCGGTCGGCAACTTCGGGTCGCTGCTCGTCGGGGTCGGTGCCTCCCTGATGCAGGGCCTGTCGAACGGCATCACCAACGCCCTCGGCGGGGTCCTCTCCACGGTCCGCAACCTCGGGTCCTCGATCGTGTCGGCGGCCCAGTCGGCCCTGTCGATCAACTCGCCGTCGAAGAAGATGATCCCCCTCGGTGTCGGCGTCGGTGAAGGCCTCGCCGTCGGCATGGTCAACTCCCTGGGCCTGGTCACCGGGACCGCAACCGACCTCGCGTCCGCCGCGGTCGTCGACCCGGGCGGCCTCAACGCGGCCCGCTACGGGGGCGGGTCCTCCACCGGGGCGGAGACGTTGCGGCTGGACGACGACTCGATCCAGCGGCTCGCTGAGGCGATGGCCGGCGCGCAGGTACGGCTCTCCACTGGGCAGCTCGTCGGGGCCCTCGACACCGAATGGAACCGGTGGACCTGATGGCCGCAACCGTCCAGATCGTCGACGCTGTCGGCAGTGACCGGGTCCTCGCCGACCTGAACTCGTTCACCGCCGGGGACGCGATGCTCGCCCGGAAGTCCCACGACCTCGCGGCCGCCGCGATCGACCGGGCCCAGGAGCGGCCGTTCCTGTGGCCGCAGCTCGCCCAGCCCGAGGAGCTGATCACCCGGCAGATCAGCCTGCCCCTGGTCGTGGCGACCGGATCCAGGGCGGACCTGTCCCCGGCGATCGCCCGGATCAACAACCTGACCCGGGGCCCCTGGATCCTGAAGATCGTGCGGCATGAGTCGACGGTCCCGGTCTGGTTGCGCTGCTACCCGACGGTCCCCCGGTGGGACGCGAACATCACCTCGACGGGGGTTGCCCTGGTGACCGGGCAGATCACCGCGGACACCGAACCCTACGCGTACGGGCAGCGCATCGACCTGGTGCCCGCCGAGATCGGGCAGGACCCCGCGAACCCCACGGCGTGGGTGATGGACGTCGGGAACGTGATGGGTGACTCGGTCACCCCGATGTGCCTGACCAGCGCGGACCCGAACCTGCTCACCAACGACCACGGTCTCCTCCTCGCCGTCCGGCACCGCGGGGACCCGCGAGCGTTGGGGCCGCTGGTGGTGCAGGGCGAGGCGTTCCAGAACCCGGTCCCGTTGGGTAAGTCACCGGCGACGATCCAGCAGTTCACCGGCGATACCGCGTTCTCCGGCTCGGCTGGGGTGGCGTTCACGTTCACGTCGACCGGCACCGAGGAATCCAGAGGGCAGGTGACGTTCCCGTCGCCGTTCACCGGTGTTGAGGCCCCCGGCCAGTACCGGCTCCTGGTCCGTGCCCGCCGCTCCCTGGGGTCCGCTGGGCTTGAGCACATCATCCGGGCCGGTGTCGGGCCCGTCGTCCTGGACGGCACGTTCAGTCCCGGTGGCGGTGATACCAGGGTCATCGACCTCGGGTTGGTGCAGATCCCGGTCGGGCAGCCGACATCGTTCGCGTCTCCTGCTGGGGCGGTCGCGGCGGCGGCACCGGATGTGGTGGTCTCGACGTGGCGGACGTCGGCGGGGTCGGGTCGCCTTGACGTCGACTGGGTCGCGTTGATCCCCGCCGACGAAGGGCAGGGCGTCAGCTTCGCGGACGCTGGCGGGGTCCCGACCGGGTACTACTGGCACGTCGACGGGTACGACAACACTCCCCGGATCTTCAACGGGCACCCGTTCAGTCCGGGCGCGGTCGCGGTCGGGCAGCTCCCCACGTCGGGTCTGCGGTATGTCGGGGGGGTGCCGTTGCTGGCGCCCGGCTTCAACCGGGTGTGGATCATCGGTGGCCTGTCCACGGGGTCCGTGGCGTGGGCTCCGTCGAAGACGATCCGGGTGCAGGTGTCGTACTGGCCCCGGTACGGGTGGCTCGGATGACGTCAGCGCGGTCCACGCTGCTGCTGCGGATCGAACCCGCGACGGGCAGCGCCCTGACGGTCCGGATCCCCGGCGATGCCCGGTTCTCGGCGACCGTCCCCGGCGGGTACGAGAAGCTGACAGCCACCATCCCCTGGTCGCGGAACGTGCCGGCCCCGGTCCAGCTCGCTGGTGCCCCGGTGGTGCAGGTCGTGGACCGCGGGTCGGGGCAGATCGTGTGGCACGGCCGGATCTCTGACCCGGGGCAGCGAATCCAACCCGGCCTCGACGGGTACGCGCTGACTGCCGTCGGGGAGAAGGCCCTCCTCGACGGTCTCGCTGACGCGTGGTGCATCGTGGACCGGGACCCGGCGTCGTGGGTGCCGCTCGGGGACTACCCGGCGGGGACCGCGCAGGTCGGTGTCGGGGCGGGGACTCTCGCGGCGTCAGCGATCGACGGTGGGTCTTCAACGCCGAGCTCGTTCCAGGAGGAGGCCATCCCGACGGGAGTGGGTCTGCCGGCTGGGACGACGATGTCGTTCCTGTACCGGGCCGGGCAGGGGCAGGCCGCGGACGTGGCGGCCCTCGCGCAGGTCACGGGTTCCACGCGGGCCTCGACTGGTGCCGCGGGCGCGTCGTGGACGACGACGGTCCGGGGCGGCAACGACGAGACCGCCAGCACGGTCCTTGCGACGTTCCAGAACGCGACCAGCCAGACGGACTGGCAGGCCGAGCTCGGGGCTGGGACGTGGCTGGCGGCGGCCCGCCACCACGCCCTGATGGTGCGGACCACCTACTCGGGGGCGGCGGTGACCGCGACGACCGCGACGGACTGGGTGAGGCACGCGAACCTGACGGTCCTGGGGCGCCGGTTCATGCGGGACGGCACGGAGGAACTGCCCACGGCGGAGACCCCGGACGCGTTCCGGCCCTCCGTCGCGGACGTCGTCAACGACGTGATCGGGCGGCTGATGCGCACCGCCGTCGAGGTCGACCCGCAGATCCAGCAGCCCACGACGTACGTCGACCAGGCCTGCTGGTGGAAAGGTGTCACGGCCCGGCAGGTCCTCGACTTTACCCTGCAGTACGCGCCGTTCTGCTGGTGGGCGGTGTGGGCTCCCCGCCCCACCGAACGCCGGCCCCGGTTCCAGTACGGGACGTGGCAGACCCCGATCCGGTACATCCTTGGCCCGAACGCACGGGTCCGGTTGGCCGGCGGGTCCGACTCGGTAGCGAACCGGGCCCTGGTGGTGTACCTCGCTGCCCCGGAGCGGCCGGCGACGGTCGTGGTGACGGCCACGGTCCCGGTCCTGGACGACGAGGGCCTGACCCGGACCGTGATCGTGGACGTGACCGATAAGGGCCCGATGAGCGTGGCCGCCGCGACGACCTTGGGGCAGAACGCGATCTCGCGGGTCGCGGTCACTAAGCCGTCCGGGCAAGCCACCGTCGCTGAGCCGATCCTCGACCTCGTCGCTGGCCGGTATGTGCAGCCGTGGGAGATCCTCCCCGGGTCACCGATCATGGTGACGCGGGCCGCGCCCCGCCTCGGGGCGATCGGGACCACCGACACCCCCGACGGGGTGGCCATCTTCCGCCTGACGGGGGTGTCCTACGACGTGTCCGCGGGTGCGGCGACCCTCGACCTCGATGGTGGCACCCGAACCCTGAAGTCCAGGATCAAGGCCGACCTGGCGCCGACGCCCTACGCGGCACCGGCCCTGAGCACCGGAGGTGCCAATGGGTGAGTACGACCAGTATGTGGCGATCGCCCCGACCTACCTCGGCGACGTCCTCGTGTTCGCGGCCGGGCAGCCTGTCCCGGCCAGCCACCCCCGGCTGGCGTCGTTCCTGTCAGCGGGGACGGTGGCCCCGACGGCCTATGCCACACCCCGGGCGTTGACTGGCCGCACCTACCTGGGGTCGAGGTCGTTGGTCTCGGTCGGGCACACCGAGTCAGCGGTCGCGGCATCGTTCACGGTGGCGTCCGCGTCGTACACCGACCCGACGTCCCAGTCAGCGATGTCGGTGGCCACCCCGACCGGGCTGCAGGCCGGTGACCTCCTCGTCGGTATCCACTTCTGTGACGAGAATGGTTCTCTCGCAGGCCTTACCGCGCCCGATGCGTCGTGGACTGCGCAGGGTGCGGGCGGGTCAAGTGCGTCCGGGTTCGGGAAGGTGTGGACGAAGCTCGCGACCGCGTCCGAGCCGGCGTCCTACGCGTTCAACGGTCCCGCTGGTGGGTCGAACGTGCTGGCCACCGACACGTTCTCGACGGGCTCGTCCTGGTCGGGGACGTGGACGACGGGTGCCTCGACCACGGGGGCGTCGGCGACGGTCGGGTCCGGGGTCGGCAACATCAACGCGGGCACCCTGACCGGGTTCAACGGGTACCGGGCGCAGATGGTGAACATCGCGACCCGGCAGGACACCGAGGTCCTGACGTCGTTCCGGTTCAACTCCTCCGACGCCCTGTTCATCGTCGGCCTGAGGGGCCCCTCCGACGGGTTCCTGAACTCGACGTCGTACTTCGTGAAGGTCGCCAAGGGCGGCGCCATCGACCTGAAGAAGGTCGTGTCCGGGACCGAGACCACCATCGCGACGGCCGCGTCCGGCACGTCCGCCGGGACCTGGTATCAGGTCCGGTTCCGGCTTGTCGGGACCAGCCTGCAGGTCAAGCTGTGGACGGGGTCCGAGCCCGGCACGTGGACGCTGACCGGGACCGACTCGGCGATCACCGCCGCCGGGTACACCTTCGTCGGTGCCGCCGGCGGATCCGCCGCCTCAGGGAACATTGACGTCGACGACGTCACCGTCACCGACCCGGGCGCGTCGGCGTCGCCGGTGTACCAGCAGATGACCCTTCTGCGGGTCACGGGGGCGTCGCCGACGTCGCCGCTGTCGGTGACCCCGTCGTGGGCGTCGTCGTCGTCCGCTGCTACCTCGCACCCCGCGAACGGGATCACGACGCCCGCGCAGGCCATCCACGTCGCGGCCTACCACATCCGGCACACCGCCGGCTCGAACACGTGGACCGCCCCCGCTGGGTACGCGACCGTCGGGCCACCGCTGGTGCAGACCGCCGGCTTGACCTACGACTTCTCCGCGCAGGACGTCACCAACTGGACCGGGTGGGGAGCCAATGCGGCGGTGGCCTCCGGCCGGCTCAGCGTCAACGGTGTGAACACCTACCCGGGGATCACAACGACCGCGACCTACAGTCTCAATAACCGAGACGTCACCGTGGAAATCCCCCAGTCCGGGACCCCAGGCAACGGATCCATGGAGACCTACCTGATCGCCCAGGTCGACGTGAACAACCGCCTCATCCTGATGATCTCAGGGACCAACCTTGTAGCCCGGGAACTGATCGCCGGGACGCCTACGGATGCAACCGTGACCTACAACGCCATCTCGCATCGATATCTGAGGATCCGGTCCTCCGGCTCCACAATCTTTTGGGAGGCAAGCCCCGACCGGGCAGTGTGGACGACGATCCGGACCAAGACGACGAGCCTGGCGCTGACGGCGATGTCGTTCGCCTTGACCCACGGCTTCTACGGCTCCGAGCCATCCCCGCCGGCCGCACTGTTCGACAACTTCAGCCTCGGTGCGGGGGCGAAGCCGCAGTCCGAGCTGGTGGCGTGGAAGGGGTACGCGACGACCGCGACGGTCGCGGCCCAGTCAGCGACGTCGTCGGTGACGACGACCGCGACGAAGGGTGAGCTGACGGCATCGCTGGCGATCCGTCTCGCCGGGACCGAGCCACCCCCGGGGACGGGCCTGCAGACGTCCGGGGTGTGCGCGATGTGGTGGCACACGTGGTCGGCGCCGCACCTGGCGTCATGGCCGGCCGACGTCATCGGGTCCGGGGTCACCGCGGGCCTGGTGAACCACGTCGGGTTGGCGATCGCGCAGGCCTCGACGTACGGGACGGGGAAGCTGACGTGGGCGATGAGCGACGGGACCGCGGCGTCGGCGGCGGTGTCAGCGATCGCGGCGGTCAGGGCCCGGAACGTCAACGTGGTCCTCGTCGTCGGTGGCTCCGACGGTGGGGTCCGGGTCCAGACCGCGGGGAACGTCACCGACTTCCTGAACACCCTCGACGCCCTGAAGACGCAGTACGGGTTCAACGGCGTCGAGATCGTCCTGCAGCCGAACCTGTGGACGCAGGCCCAGATGGTGTCCCTGGCGTCAGGCCTGAAGACCACGTACGGGTCGACGTTCCTCGTCGGGTTCTCCGGCCGGCTGGACGACACGTCGACCACGGCGTGGCTGGCGCTCCTCACCGCAGCGGCCGCGAACGTCGACTACTTCTCCCTGTGGGCGGAGTGGGTGGCGGAGGCCCGCGATGACCGGCTCGTGGACTACACCCTGGCCAAGTTGGGGGTCCTGAACGCGGCGGCCTGGCCGATGTCCAAGACGATGGTCCTGGTGATGACGACCCCACCGGAGAAGAACCTCTGGTACGCCTCACCGGTCGCGGTGACCCGGAAGGTGTGGGTCGCTGCCCGGGCCGCGTACCCGACGCTGCTGGGGATGGAGCACGAGAACTCCCGGACCGAGGGGGCCCGGTCCCCGTCGTGGCCGTGGACGCGGGAGGTCGGGGCCCTGATCCGGAACACGTGACGTGACCCGGATCCTCCCTCACGTGAGGGGGGTCGTCTGGGATACTCGCTGCGGGGTCGAGGCGTGAGATCGAGAGGACGCCTCCCCGTCATGGTCGCTGTGCTGCCGAGGTCCGTGTGGACCCCGAACACGCGGCCGTTGGCGAAGCTGGTACCGCTCGACAGTTCCACCCTGGAGGGCATCGCCGTCCACTACACGGGGTCGGCGGGCAGCGTCGCCCGCCTCGACCCGGCGGCGATGCTGCGTGGCGAGCTCACCGACCACGTCGATGGCCGGAAGTGGTCGGACATCGCCTATCAGGTGGCGTTCTCCATCGACGGCCGGATCTGGGACTGCCGGGGCATCGACTGGCGGCCCGCCGCGAACGGCGACCAGGACGTCAACACCCGGTTCGGGGCGGCGACGTTCCTGCTCGGCGTCGCCGACGTCCCGACCCACGAGCAGGTCGCCTCGTTCAAGGCGTGGCGGGACCTGGTGTGGCTGACCCGGTGGCCGAAGGCGACGAAGGTCGTCGGGCACCGCGACCTCCACTCGACGGCCTGCCCCGGCGATCACCTGTACGCCCTCGTCAAGAGCGGTGACCTCACCACTACGGGAGACCACATGACACAGATGGACCTGACCGAGGACGCTCTCCACAAGGTGGCCGCCGCGGTGTGGGGCGCAGGGTTCGGGCCGTCGGTGTCCACCGGGGTGATGCTGCAGCGGACCTACGGCCTGCTGTCCAACCCGGCCATGATCCATAAGTACGCGGACGCTGCGGCGGCCGCCGTCGTCGCTGCCCTGCCCGCCGGTCAGGCCGGCACGGTCCACCTCGACGAGGCCATCGTTGCCCGGCACCTTGCCGACGAGCTCATTCACCGGGCCGCGACCGGCGACCCGGCTGGGCGGTGAGCTTCTACCGCGGCCTCATGGTCGCCCTGCTGCTGTCCCTGGCGTTCTGGGGTGTCCTCATCGCCCTGGCCCGGATCGTCCTGCCCCACCTGTCGAACCCCCTGGAAGGGAACTGACCATGCTCGCCAACCTCCTGCCGTCCCTCATCCGCACCGTCGTCCCCTGGATCGTCGCGTTCGCCGGCCCGGCCCTGCTGCAGTGGGGTGGCGTCAGTGAGGCGCAACTCACGACCGGTGCGACCGTCGTCGTCGGTGCCGTCTACTACGCCCTGGTCCGGGTCCTGGAGCAGTACGTCCCGCAGCTCGGGTGGCTCCTCGGGTACGCCGCGGCCCCGTCCTACGCGAACGCGAAGACCATCCCCGGTGAGGTCGTCGGCGACGCCAACGGCGGGAGTGGGGTGTGACGATCGCGGTCCTCCTGTCATGGGAGGCCGGGCACGGCCCCGGGGTGGACCTCGCCCATGTCGCGGCCGCCCTGCAGCAGCAGGTCGACCAGGTCCGCGGCTACTGGAAGCACGTCCCGGCGGCGGTCGTGACCGCTGACCCGGCCGCCGCTGCCGAACTGTCGCGGCGGCCCCGACACGTCCGGATCGTGGACCGGTCCCGGGCCGGGCTCGGCGTCCACCTCGACTACAAGGGCGTGCCCTACGCGGAGGTGTCAGCCACCCCCGACTGGGTCACCACCGCCAGCCACGAGGTCGTCGAGATGATGGTCGACCCGTACGGGCACCGGTTCGCGAAGGGCCCATCGGTGAACCCCGCGGACGGCGGCGTCGAGGTCTCGTACCTGGTCGAGGTCGCTGACCCGTGCGAGGCCATCACCTACGAGCTCGGTGGGGTGACGGTGTCGGACTTCGTGACCCCAGCCTACTACTCGGGGGCCCCGGGCCGCCGTGACCACCTCGGTGCGGTGAAGGGCCGCCTTGAGGTCCTCGCCGGTGGGTACATCTCGTGGGTGGGCCCGGACCGGCACTGGCATCAGCTCCTGCCGGGGAACCGGTTCGTCCGGTCCGAGCGGCAGGCGGACGTCCGTGCGAACGCCCGGGGGGACCGTGACCGTGCCCTCCCCGACGCTGAGACCGATGCGGCGTGAGTCAGCGCATCCAAGCGGCCCTGCGGGCGCTGCCTGTCGGGTCGGTCACCCCACCCCGGATCTACCCGGAGGCGAAGGTCGCGCAGGTCGTCGACGGCGACACGCTGGATGTCCTGGTGTCCGGGCTGGACGTGGACATCCACGTCCGGATGCGGCTGATCGGGGTGAACGCAGCCGAGCACGGCACCCCTGCGGGGGACGCTGCGACGGCGTTCGTCCGGGACTGGTGTGTCGCGACGGGCTGGGCGGTGCAACTGGAAACCGTGAAGACCAGGACCGGGACCGAGCAGCGGGAGAAGTACGGCCGGTGGCTGGCGGGGGTCCGCAACACGGCCGGGCAGTCGCTGGCGTCGGCGCTGATCGAGGCCGGGCATGCCCTGCCGTGGGACGGGAAGGGCCCGCGCCCGACGTGAACACTGTGTGGCCTGCCGTCATCTCCATGCTGGGTGCTGTCCTGGTCGCCGCGATCGCGTTGCTCGGTGGCCGGCGCGGCGCCCAGGCTGAGGCGTCCCTGAAGCAGGCCAACGCTGAGGCGGTGCAGGTCACGTCGTCGATCTCGGCGGCCGACGCGATCCGGCAGTTGGTGACTGCCAACACCCAGTTGATGAGCGGCCATGCGGACACGACTCGGCAACTGACTGAGGTCCTCGCCGCGAACGAGAAGCACGAGGAATGGGACCGGCACATCGTCGGCGCGGTCCGGACCTTGATGGGTGCGGTCCTCGCTGCCGGGATCAGCGTGGACCTCGACCACATCCCTGACCCGCCGCCGCTGGCCAAGCGCACCAGCACGGGGAGCCACTCATGACCGACCTTGGCGACACGGTGACCACGATCCTGCCGACCGCGGACGACCTGCAGGTCATCACCCTGGACGGTGACCCGATCGGGGTAACCGGCGTCCCCATCGTCAGTGCTCCCCCGCTGATGCCACCGCTGCGGCCGGGGATCCAGCGCTGGGCGGTGGTCGTGGCCGCGCTGTGCCTGGCCATCGCGGCCGCCTCAGCGGTGGCCCTGTTCGTGGCGGTGTCGGGGCAGCAGCAGATCGACGACGTGCGCCGCCAGTCCGCAGCGAACGCGGCGGGGGTCCAGCAGAACGCGGACACGGCCCGGGACCTGCTCGCGGGGTTGCAGGCAGCGAACGCGAAGCTGGAGCGGCTCGGGGCCTCGCCGGTGCCGATCGAGAAGCCCACGATCGTTGCCCCTCAGGGCCCGGTCGGCCCGGCCGGTGCTGCTGGTGCGGACGGCGCGACGGGGGCCACGGGCCCGGTGGGTCCGGTCGGTGCGACGGGCCCGGCCGGGCCGACGGGGCAGACCGGTCCGGGTGGACCTCAGGGCCCGGCGGGGGTGGATGGCGCTCAGGGCCCGGCCGGTCCGACGGGGGCGCCGGGACCGGTGGGCCCTCAGGGTGACCCCGGTCCTGCTGGCCCGACCGGGGAGAGCGGCCCAGCACCGGCGACGTTCACGATGACGATCGGGCCTGGCGTCGTCCTGACCTGCCAACCGGATCCCCCGGGTACGACAACGTGGACGTGCGCCTAGGCGGCCAGGTCACGGCCCGTTACAATGGGAGGGTTCCTTCGTGGCAGGGGTGCCACTTCGCTGGTCTGAGGCCCCCCACCGACCGTCGTGCATCCGGTTGGTGGGGGGCCTCAGCCATGCACTCCCGGAGGGGACACCTCCGGCGTCTTCGCTGAGTCTGGCGTAGGACCTGCCGTCTCGGAGGGTGGCTATCAGCGTCTTCAGGTTCATGCCGTGGGTGTCCATAGGGTCCCGTTCCTCTGTTCGCTGCGGTGGTCCGCCGGGGTTGTTCGTATACCGACGGTATCTGATTCGTATAGCGGCCTCCGGTTCATGACGCCGATGTGTGCGCGGGTTCGTGCGTGGGAGTGGCGGTTCCGGTTGCGGGCCGCGCGTCTCACGGCTAGTGTGAATGGAAGATTCGTATAGGTGCCAGTAGCAGTTGGGGTGCTACCAGAATGGAGGGTGGAACCTGATGGGTAGGAGCGGACCTGACCGGGCTGTCGCGGTCCTCATCGACCGTGACAGCTTGGCTGCGCTGATGCAGGACCGCGGCCTGACGCAGGCCGAACTGGCGCGGCAGGTCAGCCGCTCCAAGGGCACCATCAGCCACCTCGTCACCGGCCGCATGGTGCAGTGCTCCCCCGACCTGGCCGTGAGCATTTCGGCGCAGCTCGGCGTCGACGTCGCTGTCCTGTTCGCGGCCCGATGGACCACTGACACGGGTGGTCTCCGCCATCCCCAGAGGAGCGCGGCATGACCGTCACCCTCGTCCACCCCCTCGAAACGGACCGCCTCTACACGGTCAGTGAGGTCGCCCACCTGCTCGGCGTGTCACGCAAGACGATCTACGACTGGATGACCCGCCGGGGCCTCGGCTACAAGGTCCTGCCCGGTGGGTCCCGCAGAATCCCCGCCCGGTGGCTGACTGCGTGGGTCGAGGCCCAGCCCGGGACCGGTCCCCCCTGATCGGTGGCCCCGGGCCCCCTCACCTGACCCGGGG